ATATGCGCAAAGACTATTGTATGATAACCGATACAATTAATGAAGCAGTATTTGATAATAACTATGACATTGTTTTATTTAATAGGTTTTTAGCTTCAACAGATGCTAAACTATTAGTAAAGATGAAAATAAAATATAAATTCAAACTGATAGTAGATAATGATGACTATTGGATTTTACCACCTTCGCACGTTTTAGCACAAAGATACAGGGATAGTAATATTACAGAAATCATTACAGAGTATATGAGGGTTGCAGACCTTTGCACCTGTACACACGAAAGACTAGCTGAAGAAATATATAAGTTTAATTCTAATGTAGAAATAATACCTAATGCTTTACCATATGGAGAAGAACAGTTTCAAGATGATAAAATAGAATCTGATTTAGTTAGGTTGTTTTGGGCAGGTTCAGGTACTCACGTTCCTGACTTAGACATTCTTAGGAATCCAATGAAGAAAATTAACTTCCCTGTACGAACAGTTATTGCAGGTTATAATTTAGGGGAGAAACATTTATGGGATAGAATGATTGGAGTATTTACAAACGGATTAAAGCTGAACCCAACTATTTATGACTATGCAGAAATAAGTAAATATATGGGTGCTTATGCTGATTCTGATATTAGTATCATTCCTTTAGTAGAAAATAAGTTTGGTTCTATGAAATCAAACCTGAAGGTATTAGAGACTGCAGCAAAGAAAAACCCTGCTATAGTCAGCAACGTACACCCTTATAAGGATATGCCTGTATGCTATGTAAACAATCAACAGGATTGGTACAAATGGATTAAGCTATTAACTTTTGATGAAGCAGCAAGAACTGAATATGGGCAGAAGCTATTTGATTACTGCAATGCCAACTTTAACCTGCACACCATAAATAACAAAAGATTTGCTATTTATAATAAATTAATAGGTAATAATTTATAAAATGGAATACCATATACAATTTGGCAGATTTAGAATATCATTAGGAGTATTGACAGAAACAATACAATTAGGTATATCAATAGGGTATTCAGTAGATGAATTTGCACAATTACATAAGAGTTTAAACATAGGATTTGTATTTGTATCTTTAAACTTTATAATAATGAATGAAGAAGCACACTAAACTATATCTAGATTACTTTGGTTATGGCATAGAAGATTTTATCCCTTGTGAATCTTGTGGAGCAAAGGCAGTTGACATACACCATATAGAAGCTAGGGGAATGGGCGGTGATAAAAAGGCAGACAATATAAATAACCTGATGGCATTATGTAGGCAATGTCATTTAGTTATGGGGGATACTAAGACACATATGGAATATTTAAAAAGCAAACATAAAGAGAAATTAAATGGCAAAAGGTAAAAGCGATTCATCCAAAGTTTCATTTGGTAAGCGCAAAAGAGGACAGGCAAAAAAGTCTTATAACAAACATACACCCAAACCAAAACCATCAAGGGGACAAGGCAAATGATAATACTACCTGCACAAATAGAAGGCTTAACATCTAGAAAGGATAAGACCATTAAAGTTACCTTTGGCACACAGGAACTATCACCTGTTGATGCTGCACAGGTATTCCAATTAAATCAAAGATTCTGTTATATAGCTATTAAAGAAGAATCATTTCAACAGGATGAATTAGATAATCTAGATAGTGTTAAGACAGACCTAGAATCAAACAAGACCCCATCACAAAGATTGAGGGGAATTTTATTTATAAACTATCAACAGAACAACGAGGGATACAAAGATTTTAGCACATACTACATAGCAAAGATGGAAGTATTGTGTGAGCATTTTAAAGCAAAATTGGATAAATAACAACACAATAGCAGCACAATGGCAGCACAGGATATAATAGAACATCAATTTCCTAAAGGGGTTTCAGGGAATCCAAATGGCAGACCTAGAAAATATGTCAGCCTATTGAAGGAACAGGGGTATAAGCTATCAGAAATAAACGATAGCATACAGGCTTTAATGTCTATGGATGAAGAAGAACTTAAATCAGTTAGCACGAATGATAAAGCAACTGTACTAGAAAAGACAGTGGCAAAAGCCATATTAAAATCTATGAGCAATGGCAGCCTGTATTCTTTAGATACTTTGTTAACTAGAGTATATGGCAAACCAAAGGAACAGATGGATATTAAGTCAGATAATAAAATAGAGGTTGTTTTTGTGAATGGTAAAACCATTTTATAATGCGCATAGAATTACCAACACCACATTGTAATCAAGAAAAAATCCTAGAATGTGAAAAAAGATTCAGGGTAGTTATGTGTGGTAGAAGATTTGGTAAGTCAGAACTATCACAGGTACTTTCTGTTACATATGCCGTTAAAGGTCTTTCTGTAGCTTATATAACCCCTACTTATGGACTAGCAAAGGTTTTCTTCAGTAAGCTGACAGAATCCCTAGAACTGCCTAAAAACAAGTCTGATTTAAAAATAGACTTCCCTAATGGTGGGCAGGTAGAATTCTTTACAGGTGAAAGATTAGATAATCTAAGAGGTAGAAAGTTCCATTTGGTTATTGTAGATGAAGCATCCTTTATACCTGACCTAGAAGCAGGATGGCAAAATAGTATTAGACCAACCCTGACTGACTATAAAGGTAAGGCAGTATTCCTATCTACCCCTAGAGGGAAAAACTATTTCTATAGCCTGTTTATGAAAGATGGTGAACAGGATTGGGCATCCTTTAAATTTACTAGCTATGATAATCCATTCATAGACCCAAAAGAAATTGATGAAGCTAGGATGCAACTGCCAAACGTAGTGTTTGAGCAGGAATATATGGCTAACCCATCAGAGAATAGCGCAAACCCATTTGGGAATAAATTTATACAGGATTGTATCAAGCCAATTAGCAACCAACAAATAGTTGCATTTGGTATTGACCTTGCAAAATCTGTTGACCATACGGTTATCATAGGTCTTGATAATGCAGGGAATGTAGCTTATTTTGACAGGTATCAAATGGATTGGCATAATACTAAGGAGAATATAAAAAGGCTGCCTAAATGCCCTATATTGGTGGATAGTACAGGTGTAGGAGACCCTATCCTAGAAGACTTACAAAGGGAAGGTATTGCAATAGAAGGTCTAAAGTTCACGAGTTCAAGTAAGCAGCAACTTATGGAAGGTCTTGCAACTGCCATACAACAACAAAAGATAGGATTCCCTGAAGGCGCAATCACAAATGAACTTCAGGTCTTTGAATATCAGTTCACATCTAATGGTGTTAGGTACTCTGCACCATCAGGCTTTCACGATGACTGCGTTATGGCATTGGCTTTGGCTTGGAATAATTTCAATATGAAAAGGGGGTCAGGCAGGTATTCTATGATGTAATTACCGTTCATCAGCTTTATTTACCGTTCATCACAAAGTGTGGAAAATATTTGGATAATGTGTACAGAGGTTGTATATTTGTTATGTCATTGATTGATAACCAACAAAAACCAAAGTTATGAAAAACCAAAAATCTCCTGAAGAACTTTATCAGTATTTTAAAAGCCACAAAGGATATGAAGTTGCAAGAGCATCTTTTCTTAGACAATTAGAGTGGGAAGGCAATAAGCCATTAGAAAGCGCAATGGCTAATAGCTATGCAATGTTAATGGTTGCAAATGGTGGTAACAAAGAAGAAGCAGTTAAGTTAATCTTGAAACTTTATCAGCCTGAAAATTTAGTTAAGCTAATGGAAATGGCTGAAAAAAATCAGGAAATGCATTCTGAATTAATTAATGAAATTTTAAATTAATATTATGAAAAAAGAAAACATACAAGCAATAATTATTCTTATATTCGCATTCTTAGTAGTTGCGATATATCAAAACATTTAAGAGCATAGACCACCTCAAGAAAATTTTTAATATTAAAAAATAACAAAGGTAGTAATTTGGGTACTTGGGGTGGTTTTTTAAAACAAACACAATGAAAGAAGCATTAATATTTACATATGAATTATTAAAGTTTACAATTATTTCAGTTCCTTTAGCTTGTTTAGTATATTTAATAGCAGTATCTTTATCTAAAATCAAGCAGCTATGTGGCAGAAAATAAACGTATGGCAATACCAACAGATTTACAATGCTTTAAATACAAAGGAAAAGGATGCTACTGATTTAGACTTAGAAG